AATTGAAAATTTTTGAATCATAAGAGAGACGGTAAATTTTTGGCGTAAATTTTAAACTCCTAAATTTGTTACAAATCAATTCTACTACAATTTATATAATAATTCTAAGACGTAAGCGAGACGTAAAATGATATCTTTTAATCTACTTTATTGAAATTTGTTACAAAATTGCGTTGAAAATTCTGTTACAAATCATTTCTACTACAATTAATATAATAATTCTAAGACGTAAGTGGGACGTAAAATGATATCTTTTAATCAACTTAACAAATTTTTGTTACAAATAATATGGCTAAAATTAAAGGAAACAATAATTCAAATAAATGAGAGGTAAAAAAAAGATGACTTACTATGAACCGAAACTTAAAGAAAGATATCATACAATAATAAAATGGAATTGAATGAGATAAAGAATAATTATAGATATTTGATAATAGATTCCCATTCAGGAGAGAGTCATATACTAAAAACGGATAGATTAGTAAGTGAATTTCTAGAGAATACATATGAATTATCATTATCACATATGTTTATAAGAAGGAATTTGGAGACGGTAGAAGATATAATATTAAGGGAGGGAATATTGATAAGGTTATTATGGTGATAAGGAGGAATTGAGTAAATTTTTATATTCTTTTAGGATAGAATTCCAATATTGTTTTTCTTTAATAATATTATTGATCTGGGTGGTGAGTGATTTATGTTTGCCTTGTATCTTTTTAATTTCTTTACTAGCTAACTCTATAAGGGTCTTAATCATTTTCTCTGAATTTTCTCCTTTTTCCTCTCCCTCTTCCTCTAAATGGTACTCTAATCCTAGTATTAATGCTATTAATCCTTCCTCAGATAATTTTATTGCCTCTGATATTAATAATATCATCTTTCCCTCTATCTTTTTGTAATCTATTGTTCTTTTAACCCATTCACACTATAAATTCTAACCTATAGTATGAATACCATACTCTATTCAGGGACTCCGAATCAAATAGAACCGAACTTCATTTATTTAACTAACTGTGATTTACCTCACGTAACACTCATCACACTACCCAACAAACGATATATTCATATCAATACAGAGAATTTATCGCCTCAACAAAGAACTGAACTCTCTCAAAAAGCGCAGTATTGCTTTCAAGCCGAAGTTATCTCAAAATCAACCTTAGCGAAAGTAATTTCTCAACAAGAACAGTCCTTATTTTCATTCAAGAATTTATCAACTCACCCCCAATGGCCTTCATTCCGTAACCAAGACATTGATTTATATGAATTATCGGAAGAATTATCCTACAAAAGGTTAAAAAAAGACAAGTCTGAAATACAAGCTATACAAAAAGCGTGCCAAATTACCTCTAAGGCAATGAAATACCTCATAAAACAAGCGAAACCTGGTATGACTCAGAAACAACTCGCAAAGTTATTTACCGATAGCATTCAGAAACAAGGATCTCACGAATTAGCTTTCCCTTGCATAGTAGCTCACAATCAAGACAATCAACACTTACACCACACACCCACTGACGCAGTTATCTCACCGGGTTCCCTTGTTTTACTAGATCTAGGTTGTAAATATGATAACTATTGTAGTGATATGTCACGTTGTTTTCCTATATCGGGTAAATTCACTCCCCATCAAGCACGCCTTTACAACGCCTTACACAAAACCTTCCAGTACGCATTGTCCAAAATTAAACCTGGCGCTCACTGGAATCATATCACAATTTCAACCTTAGATAAATTATATCAAGAATGTGTCAAATTAAACTTAGTCAAAGCCAATCTAAATGTATCCGACAAACTTACTCTTATGAAACTAATAATGCCTCACAGTTTAGGACATCATATAGGATTAGAAACCCACGATTGTAATGAAGATATTGTCATCTTAGAACCTACTATGGTAATCACTCTGGAACCAGGTCTGTATTTTCAAGACATTCAAAGCCCTCATATCATTCGGAAACATTGGAATCAATACAAGCCTCTCGGAGGTATGCGATTAGAAGATACTCTGTTGATAACACAACAAGGATACAAAAAACTAACTAAGTAAATTACTCCTCCTGAATAATATCGAGTACATCATCACCATAACTCAAATTGTATTTCTGAATATATTTTAATCGTTTCTTATGATAATCATCGTTTCGTAGAGAACGATAGGTTTTCACCAAAAACCAGAACCATCTCTCAAATATCAATGATTTATATACAATCGCCGATTGATTGTTTATAAATAAGACTATATGAAACATCAAATATACGAGAGGCGTCCTCATATACATAAAAAAACACAATTGCTTATATTTTACATAGTTTCTTAGTAAACCTAAACTCGGTGTGACAAAATACAACCATAACATTTCTATAATAGTACTCATATTTTTAAATATTAATACAAGACTTGAATCACTTGTGTTAGGTCTGTTGTATGATGCTTACTGGAGAATTGTTTCATTAATTCTTTCCAAATCTGAGTAAGCGCATTCACATCACCCATAGCTCGGTGAGCGTTTTCATTCGTGATGTTAAATAACCCACACATAGCCCACATCGCATATTTAGAACGATTGGGATACAGATATCGTGACAACAATAGAGAATCAATATATTGGATGTCTTTCATTATAGGATCAAATTCAGTATGTCCTTGTTCAACCAAATAAGAATGAATACGCTTGAAAAAGATATCATCAAAAGAACGCCCGTTGTGAGCAATCAGAGTCAAAGGACCGACATTACAAAGCAACCCCTTCAAATAATCAAAGAATTCAAGAAAGGCTACCAAAGGTTCTTTTCCTTGCTTATACAACATCTTATTGGTGATTCCTGTAACGCGCTGATTCTCTTCTGACAACAGATTATCTGATAATGGCTTTACGAGTGTGGTATAGTGTGTGTTAGTTTCCAAGCACACGCATCCAATTTCAGTGATATCATCGTGGTAGGGATTCAATCCCGAAGTCTCAAAATCATAAATAACAGTAGCCATAGGTACTCAGTAGATTACACGTAATGCTTAAATCATTAGTAACAATCAAATTTAATACAATCTACCGGAGTCGTTGTTTTAATTTCTCATTCTCCGCCTCTAAGGACTCTATGCGAGCTTTCTGTTGAAGACAAATCTTCCGTAACTTAACCAGAGATGTTTCAGTATGCGGATCCATACCTGTAGGAATGTAATGATGACTCTGTTTCTGATCCTTTTTTGGTACGGTTTGAGAACCTCCTCCATACACCGAAAAGATAGTTGAACGATCCATTTATTATATAAACATAAAATTAAATCTTAAATCAAAAATGAGACAAGTATTCCAAGCGTCTAGTGACCTCTTTGGAGGATATCAAACCATTGTAGATGTCAGATCAACACATACAATCCAAGATGTAACTAATTTATTTATACAAAGCTTACAAAAAACATTAGAGTATCATAAGTTTGACAGTCTACTCAATAAACTGTCTGTTACACAGTTTCATATTCACGACGTAACTATAGAAGATATATGTAATGGTCGCTGTGAATGTGTATATGTATGTGATCATTGTTATCAAACCACCTAACAATTCTCTGAAGCCCAGTCATTCACGAGTTGAGTAGCGGTTTCTTGATCTATACCTTGCGAACCGTATGAACCCATTATAATATCTACTATGTTTTCATAATAGAGTGGGGAAGTAGGATCACAACTAGAAAACGTATTGATATCATTTATAGATTGTTGAATATATTGTTCAGTTGTATTAGACACACAATAGCTATTTCCGCTTTCCATAACCCCATTTACACAATCAAATACTTCTGCATCAAATCCCGGGCGTATTATATAACCATCATTGCATTGAATCATAGCCGATGTAATACCTTGTTGATTTGCGGTAGGAGGATCCCCTATCCAGGAACCGTTCAAGGGAGACGCACATAAAGCCTCCTCTAGAACTGGCTCATCCACAGACTCATCCACAGACTCATCCACAGACTCATCCACAGACTCATCCACAGAACCACCTTCACAACCAAGCTCCGTAGCCCTATCATCATAGGCTTGATTTACAGCTTCTACATATCCATCCAAAGAATTTAAGCTTGTGTTCTCCAAGGATGCATTACGGAAAATATCAACTGTATCACAAGTCGCATTATTAAGCATACCGGATAGACCCAATAAGTAGGTTTCGATTTGTTCTTGGTCAGAAGCTTGACCTGCATCAACCATACACACATCACCCGCAATACGTTGAATCTCATTGTCAGAGCAATTTAGGATGTTATAGACAGGAGCTATCCTATATCCATCGGCACATTGAAGTCTATCTTGAGATATATTTTGTTCATTGCCTCCCGGAGCCTCTCCGACCCAAGAACCATTTACCGGAGGATTACACGGTGTCAGTAAACAATAGGGAGAGTCTTGTATTGGAGTTCCGCTAGCACAACTGAATGTAGCGTTAGGGTTGATTTCATAACCTTCATTACACGATATCATACTACTGCCAAAGTTGAGTTGATTGGCCAAGGGAGGATTTCCAGCGTCGCTCCAACTGAATGAAGAACCCGACTCAATCACACAAGGACAATCTATAGAGTCTCTCAAATTATTGAATTCTAATTGAATCCTTTCATCTATACCCGCTACATCAGGTTTAGATGAGCCCGTCAGAAGACTTTGTTCCATACTGTCGATAGTTTCACACGTAAGAACCACTTCATCTATATTACCGAGTATGCTATCTTGTATATATTGGTTTATAATCAATTGGTCGGTGGCTTGAATACAGATATCTTGAGGTGGATTTGCGAAATCACACGAAAAAGGTCCGCCCTCCGTATTGAATATATAACCATCCTCACATTGTATTTCATCTCGAGTTATATTTTGATGATTATTATACACAAACTCACCCGTCCAGCTACCGTTGGGAGGAGATGTACACGGAGATAATTCACAATTCACCCCTAGATACCCCTCGTCACAAGAACAACTACCCTCAGAACACGTTCCGTGATTACTACACGTGATACTTAGACAAGGGTCTGTGTATATTTGACAACTATCCCCACTGTAATTGGGGTCACACATACAAATTCCACCTAAACAGCTACCGTGACCACTACAATCAATTCCGTCACAAGGATCATTCGCAATTTCACAGTAAGTACCCGAATACTCCGTTCCAAAACAATCACACGATATGACACCCCCATTATTTTGACACGTTCCATTCGCACAATATCCTGTGCATGGATCAAATTCACAGGACTCACCATAAAATCCATTGACACAACCACACGATAAACTCCCATTCGTATTAACACACGAACCGCCATTCTCACAAGTAAAC